TACACCGTCAACAACGATTCTACCGTAGAAACGGTTGTTCACCATCTTCTTAGCGTATCTAGTCATGATACCCTTGATTGGTGTGAAGTTGAATGGATTGTACATTGTAGGTGTCAACTGTAATGGTACGTATGGTGCGTAAACGTAACCTGTATCCAATAAAGAAGAACCTTTATGACCCATCAATACAGTGTTAGGTGGGAAGTAAGGGTCACGGTAAACTTGGTATCTACCTGATAACGTACCTACTCTCTCAATACCCATGTTGTATTGGTCTTGGTCTGGTGCTGCGTTTGATACGTGGAAGTACTCCAAGTCATCAAAGATTGCAGAAATTTCAGAAGAAACTACAATCCAGTTAGCACCACCTCTAAGAGTTGATTTGTGAATTTGAGCTGAGATTTGGTTAATCGCAGTGATTAACGTTTGGTTCCAGTCTTTTTGGTTGTAGTTAACTGAACCGTTAGATACTCTCTTCCATCCGTTGTAGTCCCAACGTAATGTCCAAGCTGCACCTTTTCTCAAGTCTCTTAAGATTTCACGGTCAATTTCAGCCGCCACTTGCTCTGATAATAAAGCTGTTAATTCAGCTTCAGCATCAATGTTGTGGAATGCAGAAACGTCTTGTGCAAGTTCTGGAGACCATTGTGCTCTTAATTTTCTTTCTGTAACCGATACAGTAACTGCATCAAGGTCGAAAGATACCTCACCAATTTGGTCTTCGAATTCCATATCTTTATAAACTCTGTACTTAGCTTTCAATGTGCTATATAGACCATTAGCCGCGAAAGTTTGTCCTGTGTAACCATCCAAAGATGTAGAACCGATATCTGCAGGTTCAGATACGTCTACAGATAAGTAAATCTTACCATCAGCAGTACAGATATCATCATATTTACCACCTGGGAAAGTTGTAGGTTCTACAGAACCGTACTCAACAATACCTTTACCATACTTCTGTGTAACAACGTTAAAGTTGTAGAATACAGAACCACTGTAAACTTGTAATGAAGATAAGAATTCTTCAGTGTCCATTTCATTACCGTTAGGTCCGATTAATTTACCAGCACCATCAGTTTGGAAATCTGACATTTCAACTAATACTTGTCTGAAACCACCTGTAGGTGTTGTAGACGAACCTGTGTAGAAATCATCAGCACCTGTGCTAGTCAATGAAGAACCATCCCAAATTACTGGAGTTAATGTAACACCAGTAATTCCTGAGTAAGCTCCTTTAGAGTAATCGAATAAACCTGCTGGGTCTTCGTTTGGTTCAGAACCTTCATAGAAACGGTCATACAAGTTTTTACCTGAACCGTAGTTAGTAGTTGCTCCTGTTGGACCATTAGGTGCCCCATAAGGTGCAACGTGTGTGTTTAACGAGTCCTGATTTCTATTTTGAATTTTAGGTACAAAGTAGAACAATTTACCGATTGGTAAGTTCATTGCTTGTACAGATACGATATCATTAGCTAATAATTTAGAGAAAACTCTTCTAATGATAGGGAAAACAACTGTTTCAAATGAACCTGAGTTATCTGAAGCAGATGCTTCGTTGATTAAGTGAGAAGCTTGGTTTTCATACAATTGTGCCATGTTCTCTTTGATGTGACCATTAAGACCTTCTAAGAATCCTAATTTGTCCCATTTGTTGATTGTGTCTTCTTTGATAACTTTCAAGTGTTTTAAACCGATGTTACCAACAAGACCTGATTCTAATAATGCTCCCATTTTGAGTATTTTTTAATTTAATTTTTATTTTTGTAATTTACCCATTAAATCCTTCATTCTTAAGAACTGTGGATTTTCATAAGTTTTACTTTCAATAAGATTTGTCGCAGAACCTTTAGATGGTGATTTCTGTACTTTAGCCTCAACTGATTCTTTAACTACAACTTCTTTACCATCAAACTCTTCTTTCAAAGTCTTATACAAAGTCTTAGATTCCTTCAATGTTTCAACTGAGTCGAAACGTCTTAGGATGTTTATTTTTTCTTGCTTGGTTGTTG